GGCCATTAACACCGTGTTTTTCAACGACGGCGAACCCGGTGGAACGATCTACCTGTCCGACATTCAGGCCGCGATTGCAGGTATTGATGGCACCGAAGGCTTTCTGATGGTCAGCCCGACGACCAACATCGTCATGGGAACGGGCGGGCTGCCAGTATTGGGGACGATTACTTACTCATGAGTAAATTCAGCGTAGAGCAGTATACCAGCGCCATGCAAGGGCTGATGCCCTCGGGGCTTGTCTGGCCGCGTGATGCGGACAGCGTACAAACGCAGGTACTGGCCGCGCAGGCGGTAGAGTTTGCACAGAGTGATACCGACGCACTTTCGCTGCTTGCGGGCGCGTTCCCCTCTACGGCCACCATCATGCTTAAAGAGTGGGAGAGTGCGCTGGCACTGCCTGACGACTGCGCCATCGGCGAAAGCGACTCAATTGCGCTGCGTCAGAAAGCGGTAAAAACGAAGCTGACATCAACGGGCGGCCAGTCAGTTGATTATTTTATCGCGCAGGCTAAAGCGCTGGGCTACAGCGTAACGATCACACGTTTCCGGCGCGCTATGGCGGGAATGTCAGGAGCAGGGGCAGCCATTAACGGCGATGACTGGCCTTTTGTCCTTTTGGTGACGGCCCCCGAAACCACGATCACTTATGCGATGGCCGGTGCGAACTACGCGGGCGACCCGCTGCGATCATGGGGTAACAAGCTGCTTGAATGCCGCCTGACCAGCATGGCCCCGTCGCACGAAATCATTAAGTTCGCCTACACCAGCACAACCGAATAACACCCCTTTTTTACCGACTTTTCTTTTAGCGCCTTAACTGGCGAGGGAATCCCTTTGCATGCAACAAATCAGTGAATTAACCACAACCGCAACGAGTGCGGGCGAGTTTACGAACGGCTCAGTATCAACCGGCGTCTCGCCGACGATTCTGGATGCAGGCTGGTTTAATACCATTCAGCGCGAGCTGATTGCAGTTGTTGAAGGCGGCGGCCTGACGCTGGACCCGACCAACGATGCGCAGATGATTGCAGCAATTAAAGCGCTTCTTACTGCGCAGAACAGCGGGCGCATTGTGAGCGTTCAGATGTTTACCGCTTCTGGAACTTATACCAAAAGCGATGAAGCCAACTCCGCTTTTGTGTTTGTACAGGGTGCCGGTGGTTCTGGCATGTATGCAATCGCGTGTGCATCTGGATATATGTCTGGCGGCGCAGGCGGTGGCAGCGGCGGTTATGCAGAAAGTTATCTGACGACCTTGCCGGACACAGCCGCAGTGGTTGTTGGTACTGGTGGCGCTGCTACGACTTCATCAGGAGCGGATGGTGGAGCTTCGTCATTTAATGGCACCATTATCGCTTATGGTGGAAGTAAGGGCGGGGTCTTCGCCAGCACCACCGCCAGTGGTACACCAGTACAACAGGCAGGCGGAGCCGGAGGAACGGCAACAGGAGGTAATATTAAAAACTGCCAGGGTGACCAGGGTGGCTGGGCACTTCTTACGTCAACTGGAAATTCTCAGAGCGGCCGAGGTGGTCGTAGTCAGGATACAGGGGGCGGGCGTTCTGTAGGAGGTGGCGCGTCAGCGGGTGTGGCAGGTGCGAATGGTTCAGGTGGTTCAGGAGCTGTTGGCGGTTCGAGTAGTGCTGCAACATCAGCATTGGCTGGCGGTAAAGGTGGTGACGGTTACGTATTAGTAGTTGAGCTTTCATAAGGGGATTTGGAATGACCGATACAGTTGCAAACTTTGCTTTAATGATTTCTGGTTCCAATGTAGTGCAAAACGTTGTCGTGGCATCTTCAGGAACCACAATCCCGGGCTTCACATTGCAGGCTATCGCCAGTGATGTTTGCTGTAATCCGGGCAGCTATTACAACAGCGCCGATGGGAAGTTTTACGCAGACAGTGCATTTACGACTCTGACGGGGCTGGGCGAGAACGTTAGTTCTGACACGCCCGGAACAGATAAGACGACCTACACAGGCGTCAGTGATCTCGCCGCTGTCATGCAGGACACCGCCACGGAAAGTACGGCCACAAGCAGCGCTACATCTGATTAATCATGTGATGGGGTAAGAGGGGCAAATCTTCGATGAATGGCGCTGGTTATGCTTTCTGCCGGAATGTCGAGTAATTCACAGATATGCAGTAATTCTGCAATATCGAGCCGCCTCTCGCACCTCTCAGCTTTTGAAATCAGCGACTGTTTAACCCGCATCGCATTAGCCAGCTGAACCTGTGTTATTTTTTTAGCCTTTCTCGCGCGAACCAGTGCCGCGATGATAGCTCGATAGTCGTTCGGGTAAATTGACGGCATGAATCCAGCCCTAAAATATTCTAAATCGGACTATCTTTCATCGGGCGCAAATAACCCAAAATGGAATATTTAGCGCCGCCGATTCTGCCATGGCTTTTTAAATATCTGGAGCGGAGGGTTTACTAAAATATTCCAAAATGGGTTATTTAATTGTTTTTCACTCTGAGTAGGCTATTTAGTGATCGATAAGGGAGGCTATTTAACAAATTACCATCCATATTTTTTATGTCTCGTATGAAAAAAGCCGCATACGCGGCTTTATCTCTTTGAGGCAATGCGCCCGGATGTTAAATTACGCGCATTGACGTGTTCTCCTGTCGTAGAAGACTCGTTGATCGCCCTTGCGGCTGGCGTGCTGCAAGGGCACCTCTTATTTTTCCTGCATTTTCCTTTCTAACTCCTCAAACATCGCATTCACCCCGGCGCTGCCGTTTGGCTTTCCCGCGGCTTCCAGCACCATCTCAATCCGTTGTAACAGTTCCGGCGCGACACCGCGCAGGGAAATATTCACGTTCTCCCCGTCGTACTTCGCCGTTATCCCTTCCGCAAATTTCCGTACCGTTGGCTTAGACTTCACCGGCTCTTTTTCGTCGTCTGCCACGCCTTTCAGCACCTTAATGATCACCTCCGTGTCCAGCACTTCACCCGCTTTGCGGAAGGCTTCGAAATCCTCCACACGATCCATAAACTCGGCAGTATATTTCTCATGGATTGCTGAAAGTTCCAGCCCGGCGCGCGCTGACAGTTCGCCCGGTTCCGCGAAAAGTTTGATCACCTCAATGGGCAGCTTTGCCGTGTTGATGCAGCGCAGTATGGTTTTGCGATCTTTCTTTTCAGCCGCTGCCAGTGCGCTCAGATTGTTGTCATGCACGTTCTCCAGCAGGCGGGCATAGCGGCGACCGCGTTCGTAGGCGCTGGTCTGGCGGTAGTTGTTGCCCGTCTGCGACAGGGCCGCCATTTGTTCGTCGTCCAGGTCGCCCACCAGCACCCGGTAGTCGCTGCCGGTGTAAATCGCTGTCTTACGGCGGCGGCTGCCGTCGGCAACCTCAATAACGCCGTTTACGTCGCGGGCGAACGCCGGGACCAACTGGCCGCCAGATACGAAAGAGGGGATCAGGTCATCGAGCGCGGTTTCGGTGAGCAGTTCCTGCAGGCGTTCATTGTCGCCCCATACCATCGTTTTCTTTTCAACCTGTTCACGCGGCACTGTTTGCAGCGTGAACACCACCTCGCGCCCGCACACCGGTATCGAGACGGTGTTGCCGGGTTTCATGCTGCCGACCGTCTGGATCAGGTCTGATACTGCAGGTGCGGTTGGGGCCGTGCGGCTGCTAGCCTTCTGGTTATCCCGGATTTTGTCTAGGTCCAGCTTTACACCGTTTCTCATTATTTGGTCTCCTCAAAGTTCCAGCGTGGTTTAATCAGTCGCTCGTAAATTTCCCGGCAGCATGGCTCCCAAATCTTGATCGCGTTTTTCCACGCAATCGGCGATGAGCGCTGGTTGGCTGCCTGTTCAAATACGGTGCGCATCTTGTATTGGCCCTTACCTACCTCTTCTGTCACGCGTACTTTTTCCTGCAACACCATGTTCCCGAACGCGGCGCGGATAACCTCTTCCATATCTGCTGAATGGCTGTGCTGTTGCATGCTGAATTTGGTAATCAGCACCCGCACGTCCGGCTCAAACCCGGACAAATCCACCACGTTTGCGAGCAGGTCCCGCATCATCACAAAGAACTGGTTAGCCGAGCAGTAATCATAGAGTTCGGCTGGCGTTGGCACGACAACCACATCAGACGCGCACACAACGTTGATCGCGCCGGTCCCCAAGTTTGGGGCGCTGTCCAGTACCACCACGTCGTAGCTGTCCCACACCGACTCGATAGCGGCGCGAAGCATCATGTGCGGTTCGGTTGGCAGCTTCCCGGCCTTCGCTAGCGGCATCATTTCCGTTTCCATGCGATGCACAGCGAGGCAGGAAGGAATAATGTCGAGGTTAGGCCAGCATGTAGGCTTGATCGCGTAATAGGCGTCGGTGCGTTCGCCTAAATAGAAGGGCAGCAACGTATCCTCGGCGTGAATATGCAGGTCCGGCACATAGCCATGATAAAGCGATGCGGTGGCTTGCGGATCGGTCGCGTCAATGAGCAGCACGCGCAACCCTTGCAACGCCAACCACTGCGAGAGGTGTACAGCCTTCGCGGTTTTCCATGCGCCACCCTTATGCGCAGCAACGCCCACTACTATCGGGTTTTGCCCTTCAGGGCGACGTGGCGACGTGTCGAAGACTTCCCGCATGTTCTGTATCTGCTGGATTGTGTACCCGTCACGCTGCCATACGCGGCCTTTCTGGACCATATCCGGCACCGGCAGGCGACCATCTTCCTCTGCGTTGCGGATTGTCTGGAGGGACACGCCTACCATCTGTGCAACTTCCTGAATACCCCAACGGCGGGTAATGGTGCGTGCTGCTGGTGAATCGTCCCCGAAATATTTCTCAGTAATAGCCCGCGTTACCTGTTCCCCAAACGCAATGCACTCGTCTAACTGCTGTATTAATCCCATTTGTTTCTCCTGTCGTTTTGGCGTGTTTTCATTAAAACAACGTAAAACACGTAAAGCAACTCATTTCACATCAAAAACAAGAGGTGGCGATTAATTGCGCTGGCTCAATCTGGCACGAAAAAGCGCGCACGGTAGCTCCTTTAATCTTGCGTAACACGCAGGGTAACACCCCTAACATAATGATTTTAAACACCAACGCCTTTACCTAAGAAGGGTAACAACCCCAAG